CACTCACTTCAGCACACGGCACACCTATGGAACATGCCCCACAAACGCCTAAGAAAGACCGGGCAAAACGGCACGAGCAGCAGTGTACAGATCCAGCAGCGGCTCTACCGCCAGATAACGTTGGAGGAAGCCATGATATTGAAGCAAGCGGGCCGCAAGGTGGTGGATCATCTACCTCTAGGCTCACTCCCTGGGAACGTTTTGAGCAAATCTGCCAAGCGATCGACAAAGGAACTTTCACTGCCTCCACATGCCGAAATATCAGAAAAAGAGCCCGGGAAAAGAGAACCGCTCTCCGGTACAGCGACCGAAGCAGGCCCGTCCTCCAAAGAAGGAAGCTCCTCATAAGCGTTATGTCTTCACTCTCAACAACTACACTACCGAAGAGTATGCAAGAATTGATAACGTTGGCGCTGACGGACTGGCTCGATATATGATTACCGGCAAAGAGGTAGGAGAGAACGGTACACCTCATCTACAAGGCTTTATTAACCTTAAAGTAAAGAAGCGGTTTAGCCAGATTAAAGAAATGTTGGGCTCCCGGTGTCACATCGAGAAAGCCCGCGGTACTGACCTGGAAAATCGGGTGTATTGCAGCAAAGAAGGCTCGTTTCAAGAATATGGATCACCAGTCGGACAAGGGAAGCGATCTGATCTCGATGCCGCAGCAGAGACGCTAAGAACATCACTGGGTGACCTTCGCTCCGTGGCTGAGCTATACCCCAGCCAGTTCATTCGTTATGGGCGGGGACTGAGGGACTATGCCTCGGTATTGGGTCTTGTTAAACCACGTGATTTCAAAGCCAATGTTACTGTCATTACAGGGCCTCCAGGGTGCGGTAAATCCCGGTATGCAGCAGACCATGCTTCCGGTACTCCCTACTATAAGCCTCGTGGCGATTGGTGGGATGGTTACCATACTAATGCTACTGTTATCCTGGATGATTTTTATGGATGGATTAAGCTGGATGAAATGCTCCGTATTTGTGATCGGTACCCGCACCAGGTCCCAGTCAAGGGGGGATATGTACAATTTTTAGCCCGCGATATATTCATCACCTCCAATAAACCTGTGGAAGAGTGGTTCCCTAATTGTGACTGTTCCGCCTTATTTAGACGAATCAATGTCTATCTTACCTGGAATGATGAATGTTTTGTGGAAAGAATTGATACACCATACGAAATAAACTTTTAAAATGAACTTTATTGTGTTCTCTTTTCTGGGGGTCCAGGGGGTGTCCCCCTGGTCCTCAATGCTCCCCCCTCACAGTTGGTGCAGTAATAAGAGGGCTCTTAAATGAGAAATAACCCTTAATAAGCACCTGGTAATGGATGTCATTTGCACTCATGTTCTGCATAGCATATTTTAGCCCCAGAAATTTCACTTCACTGTACCCAGTATTGAGCCACCATTTCCGGTTACCTCCCATCCATAACCCCGCTGGGGCATAGGTGGTTACAGAGTCCACCTTCTCCACCACTGAGAACGTCATTTTGGGCTTGAATTTACGGCTATGCCCCACCCCCGTCCGGAAGGTACGGGCATTTTGCATCATCATTAGTTGCCTCACGGAGGTGGGCTTAGATTCATCGTCATAATCAACCGCCGTTGCACATACGGTAGATAGCCCCCCCTCCTGGTCAAATTGTGCAGTGTTTTGGGGTACAAATTTCACAACGACCGCATTGAACCGGTAGTAGTCCCAATTAAGGAAGTTGGCACAAAAGTCCTTTAAGCAGAACGTTAACACCCCGGTCACTGAACTATTGCCCCCCACTTTAATGTGATCCAGTTTGATCGCACGGAAGTTGAATGACCGCATGCCCATTGGCCTCGACCTTCTGGACCGTCTCCTGATCATCCTCCTCCCCCTGGTTCTCCGGTGCATCCTCCTCCTGATTGGCCGCCTGAATGTACGCCTCCTGAACGCCATCTGGATAAAAACAAAGTGAGTGTTAGTATTAC